ATTTCTAAATGCTGATGCTCTAGGTTATGATAACCTACTGTATAGTGGGACATGATAGTTTCAACTCCACTAATAATGCAAATTGTATAGGTATTTATTGCTAATCGGCCCGAAAATTCATTGATATCACGGTTCTCTGACCATGTGTTTCAGGAACGCTATGTCTTAGTAAAGACGGGAATATAACTAGCATCCCGTTCTCTGGTTTTATCTCCATTCCCTCAATTATAAGAGGTGAAGAATCCTCTTCAACATCTACAAAATATGCACAAGAAAGTATAGATGGAAAGTGATCATGCTCATGTGCAAAATTGCCCTTTATATATTGTACCACCCACATATTTTCACACTTCATTACAACATCCTCACCAACTCCAAAATGGTTATGGGAAATAAAAGTACATGCACCCTCAACAAGATTAACAAAATACTCAAACTTAGGATTTACCTTATGAGTATGCCAATCACTATGCCAAGCTACAACATTACTTTGAGTTGTACCAGGATAATTTACCCTATGCTCTTCTATCAACCCCTTTAGAATACCATCATCAGGAAGTTTAACTGTAAATATTGGAAGAGATTTTTTTACCTCTTTTATATCAAAGGAAGATTGCACCGATAATTAAACCTTTAGCAAATGAAATACAAACTACTTGGTAATCTGTCAACTTAAATTTATCCTGACACTTTTTTATTAGTGCCTTATCCCATTCGACTACTTTGTCAAATGCTCCTTTAGCTTTCGATTTGATACTCATTGGTTTCAACTAGAGACTTATTATATAGTCTTTCTATCTTAATTCTATCTGCTTTTTCCCTAATCTTTTCTTCATAAGTCATATGCTTCTTACCCACCTTGGTACTAAATTCACCTTTCTTTGCCTTTAGTTTACCAGCAGTTTCAGTCTTCTTCTTACCTAATCCACCTTTCCTAGTAGCGTGTAGTTTAGCAGTCTTATTACCTTTCTGTTTAACTAGAACTGAATCTTGTCCGTGTTTCTTAGCGACCTTCTTCATATCCTTTTTAAACTTTCTCTTACTTTTCTTACCTGAAGTAACAAAGTATGATCTCTCAGTAACTTTCTTTTCCTTACCTGTTTTAGAATCTCTTTCGGAATATGTACCAGTAGTTTTCTTAGGACCATATCCTCTACCACGAAGGTCTTTCTCTAATTGCTTAGAGCGTCCCTTATTTTCCTTCTTTGATTTACCTGCTCTTTCAGCAGAAACCGTTGCATGGGATTGCTTCTTATCCTTAGCTCGTTTCATTACACGAGCTAAACCACCCTCATCTAAGTTCATATTCTTCAATATGCTACAACTTTATTTAGGTTTCTTCTCACAAAAATATTTTAAATGTCCCTGCATCATACCCTGCACAGTCTTTGACTGGTGGTCACAATACGGACACTGATACACCTTGTTGCCATTTTCGTCAACTGTGCTCATAGGTAGTTTCGTTTTCATGGTTCCCTCCTATTGTAGCATACAGGTCAAGCAAAGAACAAGTTTCCAGATATTGATACTCGATTGTCGTCAGACTCGTAGAACGGATATACAGAATGTTTTAAGGAAGCAGGAAAAAACAACATCTTACCTTCCTTCTCTGGATCCATAAAATAAGGGTATCCTTTGATATGACCGCATGTATCTATGTATGTTATCTCAAAGTTAGATGCACAGGGACTTTCCATACCTTTTAGGAAATCTAAATTATGCTGTTCTTTGCTTTTAGTTGGTATTTTCATCCACACAACAAAAGAATACAGACCACCGTGGTCATGTATTGGATTGAATTCATACTTCTTTTGATAGTTAACCCAGAACCCTTCTAACTTAAGATGAGATCTGGGTGCTATAGTGTCTGGTTTCCTTTGAGAAAAAGGAAATTTGTTAATATAATTATTTGCTAATTTAACTAATACATTCTCTAGAAAATAATCATTCTCATCTTGAAGTTCTAAACTTTCTGTGATATTACCTGCCAAAGTATCCTTAACAGATACCTTGGCATTACCAACCATCTTCCATAAATGATCTATCACAGGTTGCTCTAAAGTTACCTCCAACCATCCAGTAACAGGTGGAGTTACAGCAGTATATTTAAACATCTAAAAGATGGATGGTCCACCAGCAGCAGCATTCTCAGGTACAAAACTAGGTGCAGCAGCTTGATCAGCAGGAGCAGGAGCAAGATCAGGAGTACCTAAAGGAAGCGATTCCAAAGCTCCTCCACCAATCCCACCAGGTAATCCACTGCCTCCGAGAACTGCCTCAATAGCTTGAGATTTAATTCCATCAAGGAGGGATGCACGATTGACATATATGTATAACCCACTACCGACAACGGCAACAGATACAGCAGCAGACGCAACAGCAAGTACATTAATAATTTTTTGCATGACTTTACATTTTAAAGGTTTCTTTTGTATCAGATACACCAACTATTTTTAGAGGTGCTTGTTCGATACGAATTGTTTGAGTGGGGCCAGCTTTAGCAAGAATTGCTTCGATGTCGGCTGCTGATGCAGGAGGAGGTCCACCGTTAGGTCCACCATTTCCATTACCATTCATTTTCATAGTACCGTCACCTTTCTTAGATGCAGTTTGAATTCCGAAGCTTGCTAAAACTCCAGTAAAAACTGAAGCTATAAAAGTTGGATCTATTTTTTGTTGTTCCAGTCCTGGAACTGTCACATAGTTAAGGGTCAATATACCCCCACTCCAGACCAACACGCCAATTCTGACCATTGTAGAAATGATCGCAGCTTGTTCATCAGCATCAGGTAGTATAGCATCTTTTGCCTTCTGAAGCAACCCCTTCTTTTCTTCTTTGGGTTCTTCTACTACTACTTCTTCTTTAATTTCTTCAGCCATCAAGATAAGAGTAACTAGCTCTTATTTAGCATCTAGGAACCCTTGCTTTATCATCTTCTGCAACTCTGCAGTGCTACCAGTGAATATCGCATTATTAGTAACATTGTTTGTAGTCTTATGTTTTGTCTCATCAATATCCTTAACTTTCTTCTGGAGATCCATTAACTTATCTGCAATGTCAGCAGTTGATTTTAATACCTGTCCTGCTACCTCATATGCTCTAGGTGAACTGGATTGTTCAGCAACATCCATAATACCGTTAAGAGTCTCTTGACCCTTTTCTATCAATGAATATAACTGAGCACGAGAATACTCATAATCCTTATCTATATCAACCTTTGTTAATTGATCTTTCCTTGTAGCACATCCACCTTCAGGTGTATTGTTTGCTTCAACTTCTACTATCTCAGAAGAAGTATTTAATGCATCGTCAATTTTCTTAGACATTATACATCCTCCTGTCTAGTAGGACTGTATTTCTTAGAGTCATCAAACATAGTCGTAGTTTCACTAAATCCAAAGTCATCTTCAGGTCCAGCACTAAGAGGGTCTGGGGTAACAGTGTACCTCATCTCACGCTTCGCAGTACGAGGTTTGTTATCTGCATAGTAATCGACTTGAACTTTCTTAATAAGACCATCTGTACTCTCAGCAACAGGACCAAAGAGATAAGTCTTAGCATTGAAATTAAAGGTATACATCAACACTCTTCTAGTTGAGAAGTCTCCTTCATACTCATCACTAAATGATATGTTCTCCAGTACGATAGGGATATCTCTCTTTTCTCCTATAGAATCTACTAGATCTATAGTAACATTAAATGCTGGTTGAAAGAATGGAAGTATCTGTTCTACAATTTGTAATGCATCATCATTCAACTTAGTCATTACATTAAGTTCAAACCCTACATTGTAAGGTACTGGAAGATATACTTTCTTTGCTTTCTTATTAGATGGATCCCTACTATCAACTGCTTTAAAGGTTCTAGTTATACTAGACTTTCTACTAGAATCATAATTCATAGAAGTCATTTCAAATGACATTCTAGGTAATGTTATAGCAGTTGCTTTTGTTAATTCTTCTTGCTGCTCAAGTTTTGCAAGGAACTTTTGCTTAGGACCATATATTAATGGAACCTTAGTTTCACTAAGAGTAGCACCAGATCTATCATCATGCTGTATATGAATATCATTAAACAATGTACCAAAAGCGATAATTGTCTTTCTTAAAATTTCGTGATAAAAATAAGTACCTAACATTACAGTATACCAAATGGGTTAGTTTCAGTGAAATCAAGAAGTTCGTCTGCTGCTGCTTCAAACTCATCATTCATAAAGTATTCACTACCAGCAGCTTGAGTACTTAAGTCATCACCCCATGAGAAGATTTGATATCTAGCAGAGGATGCAGTACCAGTAATAAACTCACCAGCTCTGAAATCACCTGTATTTATGGATACTTCTAGTTTTCTATTAGCAGCATCCCATTTCTTAACATATGCTTCAGCACCAGAATCAGATCCAACAACCCTTTCATTTAGGTGATATGTTCCAAGACCAACTGCTAGAGGAGCACTAATAGAAATAGTTGGAGTTGCTTCATAACCAACACCAGCATCTGTTAGATATATCCTAAACATGTTAGAACCAGACAAGGTTGCAACAGCAGTTGCTTGTACCTGACCTGCCTTAGCACCAACCATAGCACCAGTACCAACAAAGGTAGTATTGACAGTACCAGTACCAGCTAGAGATGTACCAATACCAACACTATTAGTACCAATAGAAGTTACAATACCTCCACCAGGAAGTGTTACAGCACCAAGAGCCTTGAAATGAATAGTATGACCAATAGCAATATTTGCCATAGTATTAATTCCAACTATCTCCATCATTCCAGCAGTTGCAATACCAGTAAATTCATACTGTTTGTCAAC